AACTCAAGTTCATATCTTGGCGTAACAATCTTTGGTAAAGGCATAATATCCTATAAAGTTCAGTGAAATTATTTATGAGGGGTTTTAAAATCCTTGATGGTCTTCAACAATGTATCTGAGATAAGTCATTGACACAGTACACTTCAATAAATCTGTAGAACTATATGATAAAGGCATCGAATTTATTGCAATAGGATATGCATCCCTAAAAGTATAAGTTAAATTAAATCCATGATCTTTTTCAAACTTAGTTATATACATATCCTTTTTATATTCATCAGGATATTTTACCCTATAATCATATCGACTTGATGCTCTAACATTTCTTTCATCATCTCCAACAATAAAGTTAATCCAAGTTTCAAAGTATCTAATCTGAGTATATTTTTCTCCCTCAACATAAAAAGTTAAATCAATTCTATCATCATACATCCTTCTATATGCATTTCTTTCAGTAACACCATGTCTATCACCTGTAATTTCTTGAGTGTTTAAAGATACTCCAGGAAGAGATGCCTCAGAACAGGACATATTAAACTCAGTAGGAGTGTCATTACCACCTAATACTGATGGAGAAGTAATTTTAACAGAAAATTTTGATGTTAATGATGGTCTTAATAATGCACTTTTTATTTCTGCTACTGACCTAGCTTGTGCCATCTAAATAGTTTTTGAGGTTATATACTATGTATGGCGGAAAGTAATAAAAGTAAGTATTATCCTTCCTATCCAAAGAAATATAAAGGCAATCCAAATAATATTATCTGTAGAAGTAGTTGGGAAAGAAAGTTTTGTAGATATTGTGATTTGAATGAACAGGTTCTTGAGTGGGGTAGTGAAGAGTTTTACATCCCATATATCTCCCCCGTTGATAACAGAGTTCACAAATATTTTCCTGACTTTATTATGAAGGTCAAAGAGAGTACAGGTAGAATTAAAACCTATGTGGTAGAAGTAAAACCAAAAAAACAATGTGCTCCACCAAAGAAACCAAAGAGACAAACAAAAGGTTATCTATATGAAATGAAAACCTATGCTGTTAATCAAGCAAAGTGGAAAGCAGCAAAAGAATTCTGTGATGATAGAAGAATTGAATTTAAAATCATAACAGAAATCGAACTAGGACTCCGATGAACCGTATCGAACCCATACTTAAAAATCTGAATGAAACTACTGATGCTGAAAACCAAATGGAAATGATTATGGAAGCATTGAATGATACGGTAACTCCTGCTCCAGATGAAGGAACAATCTGTACGTTTGTTTATAATGCAAAAACTCCTGGTATCACATACGATCAACATCCTTTAGTTGCCGTGACTGAGTTATTTTCTTGGGGATTTCGTGGACTCAATTTTCATTGGCAGAAATATCGTCAATATACATGGGAAGAACTAGCAGGTCAAGTCTATATTTTAAACAGAACTGAACTTGATGAGTTGTTATCAATACAATATGGAAAATTCATACTAAATAAATAAAAACCCTGTCTAATGGCGATACAGACATCAAAGAGATTAATTGGAGACCCAGGCATTCCAACTCAATTGGAAGTAGATGATGAAACTGGTGCTACAGAGGTATATTCTTTATTAGGTGGGCAAAAAAGACTTATTGCTACCTCTACCGGAAGAGATTGGGAAGTTAAAAATAGATTTCGTAATATCTACAACAGAGAAAATGGTTTAGATTTGTCTGTATTACAAATACGGGATTTATTTAATAATCAATTCAAAAAATCATATAATAATGATAGAGCAGCAATTATAAATTTAAATTCATCACCCGAAGTAAGAAAAAGTTTAAACGAACAAGGATTTCAAAAAGTAAAAAATCCAGAAGATAATACGACGCCTGAAGATACCACTACAACCCCATCTGTTGCCAATGATTCAAGTAATCAGGGCGGAGATACCAATTCAACTGCAATTACAGGTGGTAATGGTGATCCTAATGGAATAGTACCTATAGAAGGAGAAGGTATGCCTTCAAGTTATTACTTGAAGTATCCTATTGATATGCTTGACAGTATGAATAAACTTCAGATTAATATTATTGAATATAGTCCTAAAGGACTTGCAGGTCAAAAATCAGATAGTTTTGAATCCCCAAGAAGACAGAAAGGAAAAACTTTAACTACTATATTTTTACCAGTTCCTGGTGGTATTTCAGATCAAAACCAAGTATCTTGGAACAAAGGTGATATGAATGCTCTACAACAAGCTGCAGCAGAATTTGCTATCAGTGCTATAGAAGGTGGTGCAAAAGATGCAACTGAAACTGCAAAGGCTATTGCCGGAAGAATACAGACTAATAAAGAAGGGTTAAAAAAATTAGTTGTTGGAGCAATGGCAGGTGCTGCTTCTGGTCTTGGTTCTCAGTTACTTACAAGACAGACTGGTGCTATCATCAATCCAAACACTGAATTGTTATTTAATGGACCAACAATGAGAAACTTTGGGTTCTCATTTAATATGAGTGCAAGAAGTGAAAGAGAAGCACAAGTTATAAATTTTATCATTAGAGCATTGAAACAAGGTATGTCTGTTCGTAGAAGTCAGAGTGGATTATTTTTACTCTCTCCACATATATTTGAACTTAAATATCTTGCTGGATCAAGTCAAGAAAATCCACATTTAAATAAATTTAAACTATGTGCAATGACTGGATTGAATATTAATTATACACCCAATCAAACATTCATGACACTTGCAAATAATATGCCGGTTGCATATCAAGTTGACATGCAATTCTCAGAACTTGAACCAATCTTTAATGATGATTATCAAAATGATAACTCCATAGGTTTCTAAAATGTCAAACTATTTCAGAAGATTACCCGACCTAGAATATATTAGCAGATTAAAAGACTCTAAACTATCTGACTACATTGTAGTAAAGAATCTTTTTAAGAAAGGAATTTTAAGAGAAGACATCTATCAAAATCTTGCTACGTTTGAGAAGTATAAAATTATTGGCGATGAAAGACCTGATAATGTAGCAAAAAAAATCTATGGAAATTCTGAATTAGATTGGTTAGTATTAGTATCAAATAATATTATCAATATTCAGACCGAATGGCCTATGCAGCAGAATGATTTTGATGAACATCTTCTTTTAAAATATGGTACATATCAAACCTTATATAGTGGGATTCATCATTATGAATCAAAAGAAATAAAAGATTCAAATGGTGTAGTTATTTTGCCAGAAGGTTTGATAGTTGATGAGGGGTATGAGTTTTTATATACAAATCCTCAAGGTATTCTTGAAAGAAGAAGACCAGGATTACCAATTACAAACTATGATTATGAATTAAAATTGGAGGATGGTAAGAGAAATATAAATGTACTTAAACCAAAGTATGTTAATTTAGTTATTGATGATCTAAAAGGTATTATGCAATATGAAAAAGGTTCCACTCAGTATGTGAGCAGAACCTTAAAGAGAGCAGATAACGCTAAGTTATATTCTTAATCACTCTTCAGCAAGACGTTGGAAGTAAGACAGGGCATCATCTTCATCACTATCGTTAGACGCAGATGATCTAGAACCAAGATTATTCAGTTCAGACTGGAGATCTTGAGGCAGTTCAGATTTAGGAGGTTGACTTTTCTCAAAACTAGGTGAGAAAGAACCACGACCCTCACTCTCATCCTCCAGTTCTTCATCATAGCGAGCAGGTGCTTGCTTCTGACCCAGAACCATCTTCAGACGCTTCTCCAGTTGCTCATAGGACTTAAACTGGTCAGCAGCAGTCAAAGCAGTTAGTGAATACTGTTTCTTCCAAAGTGCTTCCAGGGCATCGTCATCATCCAACAGAGGAGACACACGATCAAATTCACTGGAGTCATAGTTCCAATAACCAGCAACCTTCTTCAACTTCAGTTTAAAGTTAGCACCCTGCCAGAAATCAAAGGGATTGATGGGTTCTTCATCTTCAAACTCAGGTTGCATTGCTTCCATGACTTTATCAAAGATCTTCTTACCAAACTTATACAGGAAGACTTGACCTTCATTCTGAGGATTTGCTTTGTCCTGCACAACATAGATGTTGGCATAGTAGGACAGTTTACGTTTCTGCTTACGAACAGTATCTTTATCTGATTCGTTGCCACTGTTCCACAGTTCGCGATTGTACTCAGAAACAGGATCTTTACCACCAGTAGTAGTAAGGGAGTTCTCAATGTACCAACCACCAGGACCTTGGAAGGCGTGGGAGTACATTTTTGCCCAAGG